AAATGGTAAGGAGATAATATGTCATTGTATAGAAATATAAATAAACGAAAGAAAGCTGGAACAAGCAGAAGCAAAAAGAAATCTACTATTTCACCAAAAGCCTATGCAAACATGAAAGCTGGATTTCCAAAAAAGAAAAAAACTAAAAAGAAAAAATAAGGAGAAAAATTATGCCAGGATACGGATACGGAAAACCAATGAAGCCTAAAAAGAAAAAAGGCAAAAAAAAGAAAGGTAAATAATATGCCATACAAAAAATATTCACCTAAACAAAAAAAATTAGCTGCTGTAGCAAAACCTCGGAAAAAAATTACAGGAGCAGATTTTAAAAAACTTAAGAAAAGGAAAAAGAAATGATTAAGAAAAAAATGGCTACTGTTAAGGGTGTAAATGTTTCTTCTCTTAACAAAAGACAACAAACTGCTATGAAAAATCATGCTAAACATCATACAAAAAAACATATCTCTATGATGGTTAATGATATGAAAAAAGGAGCTACCTTTGGACAATCTCATAAAAAAGCAATGAAAAAAGTTGGCAAATAATTTAAAGCGTGATTGAAAAATTAATACAACCAGTAAGTGAAATACTGGACAAGTTTATAGCTGATAAAGATTTAAAAATAAAATTACAACATGAACTCAATCAAGAGATTCATAAAGCAAATTTAGCACAGCTAGAAGTCAACAAAGTAGAAGCTGCACACAGAAATGTTTTTGTCGCTGGTTGGCGGCCCTTCACAGGCTGGGTATGTGCGAGTGCATTAGCATACCATTTCATCTTAGAACCTATTATTGTATTTGGTCTTGCCTTAAACAATATTCAATTAACCCTACCACAGTTTGACATGGGTTCTTTACTTACAGTTCTTATGGGTATGCTTGGCCTTGGTGGTCTTAGAACTTTTGAGAAAACCAAAGGCTTAACAAAGTGACTTGGCAAAACTTTACAATAGATGAGTTTTCTTGCCAACATTGTGGTAAAAATGATATTTCACACGAACTAATAAATAAGTTACAATCACTTAGAACTGAGCTGGATTTTCCGTTTATTATTAGTTCTGGGTATAGATGCGAAGAACACCCAATAGAGGCAAAGAAAAAAAATCCAGGAACTCATACACAAGGTATAGCTGCTGATATATTTGTTAGAGGCAATAAGGCATTACAAATAGTATCGAAAGCAGCAGATTATGGATTTACTGGTATTGGCGTTAATCAAAAAGGTAACTCTCGTTTTATTCATTTAGATATATCAGAGGGAGACACTCATAGACCAAGACCGCATATATGGAGTTACTAATGGACAACCCGATAATATTATGGAACGCATTTATCACATTGGTTTATGTGCCGATCATCTATAGTATTAGATCAAACGCTTCAGACATTCAAAGATTAGAAATTTTAATTAATAAAACCAGAGAAGAGATACCCATGCGGTATGTCACTAAACAAGACCTACATACAGATATTGAAAGAATTTTCGACAGATTAGACAAACTTGATGCAAAAATTGATAAACTAATATCTGGATAAGGAAATATTATGGCAATAAATGAATCTGAAATATACAATGACTTAATTGGTATTTTTGGACAAAATACTCAACCAACTACAGACCCTACTTTTACAAGTGGTTTAAATTATGCTCAATCAATAGCTGGTGGACAAAATGTTCCTAACATGATTGCACCAGGCGTAAGCTATTCTGCTGCAAATCCACAAGGCTTTACACAATCAGGCATAAACACTCCTGTTGCTCCAACAATTCCAACACCACCAGATGATTCAGCATTTTTGCCAGGTGGTAGTGCTATAAATCCACCAGACTATATAAATCTTCCGCCTAATATTGTTGGCGGTGGTATGGGAGATAATGTAAACATTCTTCCACCCAATGATTTTAGATTTCCACCTCCTGTAGATATATTAGGTAATAATGGCTTTACACCACCATCACAAAATCAAACACCTACCTACGAACCTTTAGATTTATCTGGAGTACAGAGTATTTTGGATATGTTAAAACCAGAACCAATAGATTACGACAGAATAGCAAATAGTATTGATCTTCCTGATTTTGATAATTTTGCAATGAAAAACGATTTAGCTGCATTTGATCCAGCAAATTTTAGAAATGATTTTATAAGTATTGCTAGAGATGAAATAGATAACATACCAACATTTGATGATACAGAATTAAGAGATTTAATAGGAAGAAACTCTAATCAAATAAATAACATACCAACATTCGATCCATCAACTCTAAACCTGCCAGATTTTAATGACTTTGCTACAAGAGATGATTTAGCGAATATTCCATCATATGATGATTCATCATTAAGAGATATGATTAATAATATTCAACCTTATGAACCAATACAGATTAATCCTATGCCACAACCTGTAGATGTGCCAGTAGAGCCAATGCAAGATTTTTTCGTTCCTGATGTTCCAGTAACATCTTTACAAGACACACCAACAACTCCAGTTGGTATGGGTTTTATTCCTGATGTTGATGTTCCATCTCCACAAGAACAATTAAACAATCTTATTGATATGAAAGATATCTTACAAGAAATACCAGCAGAGGATGGTGTAAGAAATCAATATCAAGTTGCAATAGATGATTTTATAAATGAATCACCAGATAACATGGATGCTTATACAAATGAATTACCAATAGGAAGTGCAATTAATCTTGGCATACCAGCAGTAATGGAAAAAGTAGTACCTGCTGTTGTGCCTGGTTTAGGTTTAGCACAAAATATTTCTAATGCTCTACAAAATGATTACACATTAAAATCAGAACCAAGACCTATTTTAAAAAATGATTTCACATTAAAATCAGATCCAACACCCGCACCACAACCTGCCCGTAAACCAAGTATTAAACCAGCATTTACTCCTGGTATTGATTACTCAAACATTTATAAATTTGGAAGATAGTTAATGCCATCACAAGAAGAGATACTACACTCAAACGAAGCAGAGTTAATTCTTAACTCAGAAACATTTAAAGACGCAATACAAATCCTTAAAGATGAATATATAAATTTATGGTTATCTTCAAAAGAAGATGATATAAATAAAAGAGAAAATTTACACAAAGCAATCAAATTATTACCAGAAGTAGAAAGACATCTGCGTATTATCGTAGAGAAGGGTAAAATCACAAAAGCTCAATTACAAAGATTGCACAAAGTTGTGTAAAATTTAACACAGTATTGTTAAAATATTACTTTACATTTTAAGGATAAATTATGACCAACAACGCAAAGCCGATTGGTTTACAAACAAACTTAGAAAAGACAGAACAATCTTTTGAAAGTTTTTTGACTCCAGCAGAGCAACCAGAAAACGAAATAGAAGAACAGGCTACTGAAGAGTTAGTCAACGAAGAAGAAGTTATCGAAGATAACGAACCCTTTGAAGAAGAACTTGAAGAAGTCGAAGAACAAGAACTCCAAGAAGATCAAGTAGAAGAAGAGGAGTCCGAGCAACCACAGCTATATACAATTAAAGTAGATGGCGAAGAAACAGAGGTCACGCTTGAAGAACTCCAAAACGGATACAGTCGCCAAAGAGATTATACGAGAAAAACTCAAGAGTTAGCTGAACAGCGAAAAGCTTTTGAAGCAAAACAACAAGAGGTTTCTCAAAAAGATGCAATTTATTCACAGTTGTTACCTAGAATGGAATCAACTTTGAAAGGCGAGTTAGAAAACGAGCCAGATTGGAACGCACTTTACGAAGCTGACCCTATTGCTTATGTCCGTGAAAAAGATGTATGGAATGAGAAAAAGCAAAAGTTAAAAGCAGTACAAGCTGAGTCACAAAGGATTCAACAAGAATCACAAATGAAACAGCAACAACAAATACAACAATTTGTTGAGTATGGCCAACAACAGTTGCTTGAGCATATTCCTGAATGGCAAGATAACGAAGTGGCATCAAAAGAAAAGATGGCAATTCGAGATTATGGCGTAAATGTTTTGGGGTACACACCTCAACAAATGGACAGCGTTTATGACTACCGAGTTTTACTTGGTTTAAGAAACGCATGGTTATACCATAAAACACAACAAGCGACTAAAGTGAAACCAACTGAAAAGAAAGCGGCAGCTCGTACCGCACGACCTGGCACTTCAAATGTTCCTAAATCTACAACTCCTGTGAAAAAAGCAAAACAGAAATTAGCTAAAACTGGCAAAGTGCAAGATGCAGCTAAATTATTTGAACAATTAATATAAACTTTTTAAACATAGGAAAAAAATATCATGGCAAAAGTAACTAACGCATTTGATACATATTCTGCGACTGCTGATAAAGAACAACTAAGTGATGTTATTTATAACATTTCTCCTCAGCAAACTCCGTTTATGTCATCAATAGGAAAAAACTCAATCAAGAATGTAGTTTTTGATTGGCAAACAGAAGCATTACCAACTCCAAGTGGAAGTGGACAGCTAGAAGGTTTTGAACTTTCAAGAAGTGCTGCTACTGCTACAACAAGAGTAAGTAATGTGGCAATGATCTCATCAAGAGATGCAACTGTAACTGGCTCACAGAACGCAAGTGATCCTGCTGGTAAAAAATCAGAGATGGCTCATCAATTAGCTATCATGTCAAAAGCATTAAAAAGAGATATGGAAACAGCTCTTTGTCAAAAAGGTGCTAAGACAACTGGTAATGCTACAACAGCAAGAGTAACTGGTGGTTTTGAATCATGGATGAAGTCTAATGTAAACAATGCAGCAGGTTCTACACCTACTGGCGGTGGTACAGCTCCAACAGACGGAACTCAGAGAGCTTTAACAGAAGCATTACTTAAATCAGTATTACAAGATTGTTTTACAAATGGTGGAGAGCCTTCAATGGCAATCTGTGGCCCTGTAAACAAGCAAAAAATATCTGGTTTCACAGGTAGATCACAAGCTAGACAATTTGTTGATGCAAATACAGTAGAGGCATCTGTTTCTATTTACGCATCAGATTTTGGCGAACTTAAAATCGTACCTTCAAACTTAAGTAGAGAAAGATCACTATTATTAGTTGATCCTGAATTTGCTAAAGTGTCATACCTAAGAGATTTCCAAACAGTTGATATCTCAACAATAGGTGATGCTGAAACTAAAATGATTGTAGTTGAATACGGTTTAGAAATGAGCAACGAAGCTGCTCACGGAATCGTAGCTGACTTAACAACTTCATAAGTTAGATAGTCTTGGGGTGGGTTTAACTCACCCCTTTTTTTAAAATGACAACAAGAAGAACTGTTACCGACCACAAAACTGGTTACAAGTCTGAATTTGTAACCGAAGATGATAAGCTGGTTTATCACACAACCCAGAATGTCGAACCTGTCATTGACCACGTCAAGAAACTAAGGGACAATACACTTAAGCCTGGAAAAGATATGCGACACATAGCTGAAGTGCCTATGGTAATTTGGCAAAAAGCATTAAGAGAAGGTTGGTCACAAGACTCAGCAAAATGGAAGTCGTGGCTTAACAATCCAGACAATAAAGTATTTAGAACTTGGCAAGGTAAAGTATGACATATTCAGAATTAAAAACAGCTATAGCAAATTATCTAAATAGATCAGATTTAACTTCTGATATTGATACGTTTATAGATAATGTAGAAGCTGAACTAAATAGAAGATTAAGAACTAAAGACATGATTAAAAGAGCTACTGCAACAGCAGATGCTCAATATCTTGCAGTACCAACAGATTGGTTAGAAGCTATTAATGTTGAAATAACATCAAATGATTTTAGTCCTTTGTTTCAACAATCAATAGAGTCTTTAGATGTTTACAGAAAAGCAAATAACAACTCAACAGGTCAACCAGTTTATTTTGCAATGGTTGATGACACTATAGAATTAGCACCAACGCCTGACGTTTCTTATACCCTACAACTAACTTACTATGCTAAAATATCAGCATTAAGTGACAGTAATACAAGTAACTTTGTATCTGTCTCGCACCCAGACGTTTATCTATATGGTGCATTAAAACATGCTTCTATTTATTTAATGGAAGATGAAAGAATACCAATGTTTACACAGCAATTTGAAAAAGCATTGGAAGAAATGCGACTAGAACAAGAGAAGTCTGCATTTGGTAAAGGTTCTCTAATGATGAGACGCAAAACTTACGGAAAAAGACAAAAACGAAATTACTATTATGGTAATTAATAAAGGAGAATAGAATGGCTGGATTTAGCGATTATTTAGAAAATAAAGTATTAAACCATGTATTTGGTGGTAATGCTTATACAGCACCAGGAACTTTACATGTAGCATTATATACAGTAGCACCAACTGATACAGGTGGCGGAACAGAAGTATCTGGTGGGGGTTATGTAAGACAATCATCAGCTTTTACTGTTTCAGGAACAAACCCAACTACCGCAAGTAACACGGCTGCGGTTGAATATCCAACTGCTACAGCAAACTATGGAACTGTAGTTGCTGTAGGTATTTTTGATGCTTCATCATCTGGTAACTTATTAGCTTACGGAAACTTAACAGCATCTAAAGTTGTAAGTACAGGAGATGTATTTAGATTTAATACTGGTGATTTAGATATAACATTGGCATAAAATCGTGGCTACTATAGGCTACAACGAGGGTTATTATTCAAGGTCAAAGTATAACGACTTAGCTTTTCAAGCAGAACCAACCATACAAGCAGTATCTAACTTAACTGCTACTGGTACTCAAATAGATAGAACAACAGCAGTCATTCAGGCTGTTTCTAACGTAAGTGCAACAGGCACACAAATTGATAAAGCAGCAGTTACGATACAAGCTGTATCTAATGTAACCGCAACAGGTACACAAATTGATAGAGCAACATGTACTATTGCTGCTGTTTCTGATGTAAGCTTTGAAGGATTTATTATTGTTAATGGCCAATCAGCCATAGCAGAAACTTCTAATGTAGATGCTCTTGGTGGCATTAAACATTTTGCTTCATCTTCTATAAATCAAATAAGTGGATTTGAAGCGATTGGTGGTTTAAAATGGAATGATATTGTAGTTCCATCGGATAATTGGACAGATCAAATTGTTGCAAGTGCAACCTGGACAGATCAAACAAACCCCTCAACTACTTGGACAGAATTAGACAGACAAAAGGCGGCTTAGATGGCAGACACATTTACAACGAATTTAAACTTAAGAAAACCAGAGCCAGGTGCGGCTGAAGATACTTGGGGTATTTCGCTTAATGCAGACTTAGATGCACTTGATGCAATTTTTGGATTAGGTGGAACGGCTGTATCTATGGGTACAGTAACAATGGATGGGTTGACTGTAGAAACAACAAGTGGAGGAACGCTTACTTTAAATAACACAACAACAGGCATAAGCAATGGTGCTTTAGCTGGAAAAATTGTTTTTTCAACTAACGATACTAGCGGTGCTGCTGAGGATATAGAATTAAAATCTACTTCAGACTCATTTGGTAAGCAGACTTTATTTGTAAGAACAGGAAGGCCAGATCAAGGCGGACTGCGTGATAGATTATCTGTAGAACATAGCGGAGATATAGCCTTCTTTGAAGATACAGGAACTAGCAAAGCTCTATACTGGGATGCTAGTGCTGAGTCTTTAGGAATCGGTACGACAGCACCAGCAGCTAAACTTGATGTAAGAGCTGCAAATGGAAATGAAATAAGTTTAAATATTGGGAGAAGTGATACTGGTAGTTTCTTCAAAGTCAATCATGCTGGGGATGATTTAAGAATTTATAATACAGGTGGTTCAGGTAAAGATATTTTATTTGGTGTTGATGCTGCTGGTACTAATCAGAATAATAAAGTTGGCATAGGCACAGCTTCCCCAGCATATGCATTAGATTTAGCAAATGCGAGTGGTGGAAATTTAGCAAGATTTAAAGATAGTGATTCAAGCCATAATGGAATTATTATTGCTGGCGACACAAATGCTGGCTGGGTAGGTAATAGTGCATCTAATACTGGTGAAGGTATCTATTATCAAAACTCAATAAACGCTATGCGTTTTTATGCAAATGGTTCTGAAAAAGCTAGATTAAACTCAACAGGTTTAGATGTAACAGGTATAGTAGAAGCAACTGTTGATTTTAGAGGTAAATCTTACAGAATATACAACTCAGGTCTTAGTAATTATGGCAAAATAGAATCTGATTCCAATGGTTCAATAATCATGGATACGGGAGTTGGTGAGGGTGCAAGATTAACTCCAACAGGATTAGGAATCGGCACAACTTCACCAAGTTCACCACTTTCAATAGGTACTACAGGTTCGCTTGGTGCTATTTCAAATAATAATATAATTTCTGTTTCCATAGACGGTGGTTTTAGCACAACAAATGCAACTCAACACAAAGTAATAGGCTTTGTTGGAACTACTGCTGGAGTTGCTAACATATATGATTCTAGTTATGCAAGCGGAGAAACTAGCAAGAATTTTTATACTGGTATAGTTAGTGATGTTGGTTACTTTAATTCTAGTTCATATAGAATTGTACAAGGTGGAAAAAGTCGTTTAACCATTAAACAAGACGGTGAATTTGTAATTAACGATGGTGGACAAGACCGAGACTTTAGAGTTGAGTCAGATAACAATACGCACATGCTGTTTGTTGATGGCGGTAATGATAGGGTAGGAATAGGTACAAGTTCCCCAGCTAGACCTCTAACAGTAAATGGTTTAGCAGGATTTCGTAATTCAACTACTGGTTTTACTACTGGTGATGGTTTTGACATTGGCGTAGGCGGTTCAGATGCTTATATAGTTCAAAGAGAAAACGCCAATATATATTTTGAGACCAATGGTTCTGTAAGTGCTGTCATAGATAGTAATAGGAATTTATTAGTTGGTAATACATCATTTAATAATGATAATGCTGGAATTGGTTTAGGTGCTTCAAACTTCTTCTATGCAACTAGAGATGGTAATTTAGTAGGTAGCTTTAACAGGCTTACATCTGATGGAACTATTTTAGATTTCAGAAAAGATAGTTCAATAGTTGGAAGTATTGGTGCTCAAGGTGGAAGATTAATTGTTGGTTCAGATGACACATATTTATTCTTTGATAGTGGAGATAGTCCATCAATAAGACCACATAGCGGTTCTGCTGCTACAAATGGCGTAATAGATATTGGTGAATCAGGTACAAGATTCAAAGACCTCTACCTTTCAGGTAAAGCACAAGCAGACACATATCAATTTGCTCAAAACAGTAGTGCTACAGGTGCAACTGAAGCTATATATCGTGCAACTACTGCAACACTAGCATTTAAAACTGGTAGTAGTGAACGTATGAGACTAGATAGCTCTGGACGATTAGGACTGGGAACTACTTCGCCAGCAGTAGCAATTCATGCAGAAAATAATTCAGCACAATCAGGTAGAACTTTAAGACTAGCTTTTGACAGCACATATTATTTTGATATAGAACAACTAGGAGCTGGTGGAGTTGCTTATAATGCAGTTAATGCAAGTTCAGGCGGTCATAGATGGGAGCATGGCGGTTCTGAAAAAATGAGACTAGATTTTAGTGGGCGATTAGGTATTGGTGGTACTCCAAGTGTTGCACAATTAGACATAAAATCTTCAAACTCACAAAAATATATTTATTGTGATGATGGAACAAATGCACTTTTGGAAATAAAAGGTTCAACAAGTGAACTATCAATATCTTCACAAGCTACAGGTTTTGCTGCTTGGGAAGATATGCATATTAAAGCTCATAACACTATGTTTTATCAAAGTGGTTCTGAAAAAGCTAGGATAGATGCTAGTGGAAACCTATTAGTTGGTACTACTACTTCTACTTTACACAACCAATCTAGTGAAGAGGGTGTATCGATACAAGATAATAATATACAGATTGCTAGTGGCCTGAATGGTACTGGTGTTGCTTTATATGCTAATCGTTGTGCTTTTGATGGAGAGGTTATAAGACTCAGCAAAAGCGGAACAAAAGTTGGAAGTATTAATGTAACTTCTTCAGCAACCACATATAACACATCTTCAGATGCAAGACTAAAAGATGTTACAGGTGAAGCAAAAGGTTTAGAAATCATTAACAAACTCAACCCAGTAGCTTATAATTGGAAAGCAGATAATAAATCTGATGAGGGTTTAATAGCTCAAGAAGTTGAAGAAATTGTACCTAATTCTGTCAGCAAAGGTGATGATGGATATTACCAAATGGATTACAGCAAACTTGTCACTCCATTAATTAAAGCAGTACAAGAACAACAAGAACAAATAGAATCACTAAAAAGTGAAATTGCTAACTTAAAAGGAGAATAACATGGCAAATACTTATAACTGGAATTGCAAAACTGTGGATTGCTACCCAGAACACGATGACCACACAGATGTCGTTTACAATGTGCATTGGAATCTAAATGCAGTAAGCGATCAAACTCACGAAGTTGATGGCGAAGATGTACATTACACAGCAAGAGTATATGGTACACACACAGTAAGTGCAGATGATATAAAAGACTTTGTACCATTTGCTGAACTAACAAATGAAATCGTAACTCAATGGGTTGTTGATGGAATGGGCGAAGAAGAAGTAGCTAATTTAGAAGCTGCTTTAGATGCAAAAATAGCAGATGAAATAAACCCAACTAGCGTTACAAAACAAATAGGTTAATTACATGGAAACCTTAATTCAAATAATTATTATTGCAGTAGTTATCGGTTTTATAATTAATAAAAAGAAACCAGAATGGATTGATTGGATTAAATCCAAAATTAAAAAATAGAATATTATGGCAGATACATTTACAACTAACTTAAATTTAACAAAACCCGAAGTAGGAAGCTCCACTAATACTTGGGGTACAAAACTAAACACAAACCTAGATTCAGTTGATGGTTTATTTACCGCTAATGGTAGTGGTACTAGCGTTGGATTAAATGTTGGTAGTGGTAAAACTCTTTCAGTTGCAGGAACTTTAACCTCAACTGGTGCTGCCAATTTCTCAAATACAGTATCTTTAAATGGTTCATCTAATGAATTGAGATTCTATGAAGGTGCTAACTTTGTTGGTTTTGAAGCACCAACACTTTCCGCAGATCAAATATGGAAATTACCTACAGCAGATGGAAGTGCTAACCAGGTTATTAAAACTGATGGTTCTGGTAATTTATCTTTTGCAACTATAAACACTACAACAATTAACAATAATGCCGACAACAAAGTTATTACAGGAAGTGGTACAGCTCATACTTTAGAAGCTGAAACTAACTTTGTATATAACGGAACTGTAGTTGGTATGGGTTCTAATGGTGCTTCTGTAGCATCTAACTCTAATACAGGAACAGGATTACAAATTGCTAATGGTGGATATGGTTATGGTACAAACAGTGATACAGGCGACTTATTAATATACAACAATGTTAATGCAACCTTAACGCTTCATTCTGGAGCAAACCACGCCTCTCCAAGTGGAGTTAGCAAAATTCAATTTAATAAAGCAGTACAAACCAGTCCAGATGTACAAAATACCGATAGTATAGGTTCTATTCAATACTCTAACAGTAATAATGCTTTAAGTTTTATTACTAATGGTGAAGAACAAGTAAGGTTTAATGGAAATACACAAGCTATTAATTTTAATTATGGAGAAACAAGCGTTACAGGTAATGTTGCTGTTCATGTTGCAGGACAAACAAATAGTACAACCATGTCGGTTAAATCTAAAAGCACAGGTACTAATACTGCTATTGCATTTACTGATGGAGATAACCAAGCTAGTGGAAGTATTACGGTTAATGGTAGTGCTAATACAACAGCTTATAACACATCATCTGATTATAGACTTAAAGAAAATGTAAATTATGATTTTGATGCAACAACAGAAATTAAAAAATTAAAACCAGCAAAATTTAATTGGAAAAATAATTCTAGTATAACTGTTGAAGGATTTTTGGCTCACGAAGTTAGCAGTATTGTTCCAATAGCTGTTCAAGGTACTAAGGATGCAACCGAAATAAAACAAAATGTTGTTCTTGGGAAAAACGGTAATGTTTGGAAATGGGGTGTTGAAGAAGATGAATTTAATACATTAAAAGCCAAATGGAACGCAGAAACAGAAAATCCAGACGAAGAATTAAAAGGCTCTACTTGGTATGCAGAAAAAGAAGTTCCTGTATACCAAAATATGGATGCTTCAAAACTTGTTCCACTTTTAACTAAAGCCTTACAAGAAGCAATAACAAAAATAGAAATACTAGAAGAAAAAGTAGAAGCATTGGAGAACTAAGATGCCACTAATACAAGTAACGCCACCCGCAGGAATTGTTACGAACGGCACTCAATATGCAAATAAAGGAAGATGGGTTGACGGAAATTTAGTTCGCTTTGAGAATGGTTATCTAAGACCTATTGGCGGTTGGGAAAAATTAAAAACAACTGCTTTAGATGGAACTCCAACTAATATGTTTTCCTACATTACTAATAATGGAACTAATGTATTAGCAGTTGGAACAAGAGAAAAAGTATATGTTATGGTTACTGATACTTGGTATGACATAACACCATCTGGTTTTTCTAACGATGCGTCAACCGATCCTTTGGGATATGGTGCTTATCATTGGGGCGTTGAAGATTATGGTGATGCTCGTTCACAATCAGGTTTAGATTTTAATACCAATAACTTTTCTTTTGATAACTTTGGTGAAATATTAATATTCTGTTCATCATCAGATGGTAAAATTTATCAATGGAATCCAGCTTCTCCTAGTTCTATTGCAACAGTTGTAACTAATGCACCAACAAGCTGTCAGGGTGTTTTTGTTACTAATGAAAGGCATGTCGTAGCTTATGGAGCTGGTGGCGATCCTAGAAAGGTGCAATGGTCATCAAGAGAAACACTAACCACATGGACAGCAGCAGCTACGAATACTGCTGGTGATTTACAAATACCAACAGGCGGTAGAATATTACATGCTGCAAAATGGCAAACAGATATTATCATCTTTACTGATACAGGTATTGCTAGAATGTATTACACGGGTTCTCCTTTTATCTATGGAATACAAGATGCAGGAACAAATTGTAAAACTTTAAGTCCTAGAACAGTTGTAACAGCAGGAGCTTTTTTAACTTGGATGGGTGAAAATTCATTCTTTGTATTTGATGGTACTGTAAAAGAAATACCATGTGATGTGCATGACTATATATATGACACTTTAAATACAACTTATAGAAAATCCTCATGTGGTGGACATAACTCTAACTACAATGAAATGTGGTTTTTCTTTCCATCTGGCGATTCAGAAATACCTAATAAATATGTTATATGGAATTATGCTGAAAATGTATGGAGTATCGGAATATTAGATAGAAGTTGTTGGTTAGACCAAGGCGTATTTGATTTCCCAATAGCGTGTGATAGTTCTGGTTTTGTATACCAACACGATAGCACTACATTAATTAACTCAGAAAACTTAGGTAACTCAGTACCCTTTTGTGAGAGTGGCCCAATAGAAATAGGCAATGGTGATAACTATGTGCAATGTAATCAGATCATTCCAGATGAAGAGTCTGCAACATTACCAGGAGTAAGTTTAAGTTTTAAAGGAAAGTTTACACCACTAGGAGCAGAAACAGACTTTGGTTCATTTACTTTTGAAAGTGATGGTTATACTGATGCAAGATTTTCTGCCAGACAAGTTAAAATGAAAGTTACAGGTGATACCGACCAAACATTTCAGGTTGGTAAAATAAGATTAAATGTAAGGCAGAGAGGGCGTAGGTAATGGCAAGACGAGCCTTAACAAGACCAGGCCCAGTTTTTAATACTGAATATCAAAATTACTTGGTATCAGAAATAGAATATAGAGATGGCTTAACCTTTAAAAAGGGAGAGCGTATTGAAGCAAATGGCCCAGATCAAACTGAGCTAGTATTAATAAGTCCAAATGGAACAAAATATAAGATTAGTGTCGCAGACAATGGCACACTCTCAGCAACAGCAACAGTCTAAAGAGGACTGGGAACTAGAGTTTGAGAGACTAGAGCATCATATTATTCGTGCATTAAAGCACCAAGATATGTATAATTTAGGAGATATTAAAGAAAAAATCCGCCTCGGTATGTTTCATATTTGGGGTGGTAAAAACTCAGTAATGATAACTGAGATTGTAGAATTTCCACAGGCAAAGGTAATGAATTTACTCTTCTGTGGTGGAGACTACAAAGAGCTAGAAGCAATGTTGCCTAGCTTTGAAAACTTTGCAAGACATTTTGGATGCAAACGAATTTATGGCGGAGGCAGAAAAGGCTGGCTTCGTAAAATTAAACATCTTGGCTTTGAACAAGAATATATGATTAGAAAAGAATTATGAGTAAAGGAAAAACCACAACAGGAACTACAGTCGATCCACAACAAATGGCAATCTTTAATGATGTGTATAATCAAGGAAAGGCATTATATAACACACCATTTCAACCTTTTACAGGTCAAGGTGTTGCAGGATTTACAGATGACCAATTGTTTATACAAGACCAAGCAAGAAATATGTTTGACAAATCTTTTGGATTTGATCCTAGAAGTCAATTAAATGAACTAGCAGGACAAGGCCCACAATCTGTAAATGTTCAATCTTTATTAGATGCTGATATAGGTGCATACCAAAATCCATTTACTGAACAAGTTATAGATAAAACAATGCAAGACCTAGATGATGCAAGGTTAATGCAGTTAAATAGAGATCAAGATGCTGCAATAGGTAGAGGTGCATTTGGTGGTTCTCGTTCAGCCATATTAGAGTCTGAAACAAATAAAAATTTCTTTGACCAAGCAGGTGACATTTCATCAAAACTTAGAACACAAGGTTATGATAGAGCAACAAACTTAGCTGGGCGAGACATTGATAGACAGTATAACGCTGATAGATTTAATTCTGGTCTTGACATGCAAAATAGACAATTCCAAGCTGGTTTATACGGAAACCAGTTAGCAGACCAATATCAAAACTTTGGTTTATTATCTGGTATAGGAAATCAACAACAAGGATTAGACCAAGCAGGATTAGACTTTGGTTATAACGAGTTCTTAAGAGGATATGACGATCCCTTTAGAAGATTTAGTTTATTAACAGGTGCAGCATCAGGTATGCCAGTGTCATCAACTACAACCAGTCAAAAAAGCTCTGGGTTAGGAGATATATTAGGTGCGGGTGCTCAACTAGCTGGTATGTATTTTCTGGGACAATCTGATGAAAGGTTAAAAGAAAATATTAAATTTATTGGTACATCTGAAAACGGACACAATGTATATACATGGGACTGGAACAACAAAGCTAAAGAGCTTGGAGTAAACAATCCAACAATTGGTGTTATTGCTCAAGAGGTTAAGAAATATATGCCTGAAGCAGTAATTAAAGATGACAATGGTTATTACATGGTCAATTACGGAGCTTTATAATGGCAAATCAATATGACTTTTTTAATTTAATGAAAGCTGGTGGCTACAATCCTATGGATGGTGGCATCACAACAAATCAAATGCAAGATTTTAGATTACAGGGTTTGATTAATAATATGAATCAAACAAATGAAAAAGTTGATGCATTAAATTTACCACCAGTACAAGAACCAAACCCACAAGCTGAACTTTTAAAAAAACAACAAAAAGCAAACATGCTTATTGCTCTTGGTGACTTGTTGAGCGGTAGAGATGCATCTTCTGGTTTTATGCAAAGAAAAGCTGGTTTTGATGCTCAAAAAGAAAGAGCAGAGAGACAGGCTAAACAAGCGCAATTAATGAAAGATCAAGAAGAATTTATTAAAAACAATCCTCAATATGCAAACGCGATTAAAATGAATCAACTGTTTGGCATGAATTTACCTGCTTCGGAAAAAAGAGATTCTTTTGTAGCTAAAGATGGCTATAGATATTATGTAGATGGAAACAACGAAAGAGTATTTCCTGGAGTAACTGTAACTGAAACACAATCAGAAGCAGATATATATAAAGAATCTGCCGCTAAAATTAAAAACATTGTTCTTAATGAGGGTATTGATAGTCCTAATTTAACAGAACAAGAAAGAGATTTTTATAAAAATAATATAAACAAACAAGGGTTTATGTCTCTTGATCAAGCAATAGCTACTCAAATGTTTGGTGTAAATAACAATAACAATAACAATAAAACATATAAAATAGTTAATAATGCTTACTCAGGCACAAGTGTTGATCAGCTCGTAGAACAAGCACAGGCTTTAAACCCAGGCACAACAAGAGAACAAGCTATTAATGAGTTGATAAGCAATGGCATAATTGCAGAGTAATAACATGGTAGAATTTAAGATACCGCCTCCGCCACATGAGGAAGTAAACAAATTTAAGATACCACCTCCACCAGAAGCTAATGATATTACACAACAAAATATTACAGCTAATGGTTTTGTTTTACCCCCTGTCCCAGAAAAAAATCAAAAACTATCTGAAGCAGAATTAAAAGAAAATCCAGAATGGATAAGAGCTGCTAAAAGTATCTATGAATGGAATGAAGGTAGAAATTCTAAAGAAGTTAAAAAGCTAAACTCCGACAAAGAATATGCAGACTATGCCCTAAGATACATGGGTTGGTTTAATTACAATATACCTAAAATGGGTAAAGAGGCTCTTGATTTAAAAACAAATGCAAACCAACAACAAAGAGAAGACTTTGTTAGTTTGATGGATATGTATGACAACAAGAAAGCCAGTCTTGCTGGTACTAAAAGGTTAGTAAAAGGACTTGCTTTTGATCCATCTACTTATGTTGGTATAGGAACATTTGGAGCTGGTCTTGTTGCAAGAGAGGGTGCTAAACAAACAGCCAAACAAGGTATAAAAGAACTTGTTAAAGAGGGTGCAAAGCAAGGAGCAAAGATAGGAGCTATAGAAGGTGCTACTTACTCAACAGTTGATAACGCACTAAGACAATCAGCCAGATTGATGTCTGGTCAGCAAGAAGGTTTTGATTTGGGGCAATCAGCAAAAGCTGCTACGCTTGGTGCTGGATTGGGTGGAGCGTTGGGTGGCACGATAGGGGGTGCAGCTTCTTTTGTAAAAAACAAAAACACTGTACCAGCACAAGTAAATGAAATGGTTGGCCCAATGCTAGAAGTACCACAACGTAAAGTAGAAACTTTGGTTGAACCAGAAGTTGTTACTCCCAAAGTAGAAACACCCGTACAAGAAAGGTCGCCATTTGCAAAAGTTGTAAATGATATAGAAAGTGGAGATAAACCAAACTATGCTTTATATGATGATGATCCTTTAGAATTTGCTAAAAATCAAGCAAGAGCTACTAGAGATTTTGTGGCTGGTTATAAATTAGACAGAAAAACAACATATAAGGATTATTTAGATAGTTTTGATGAAACCGCAGAACAAATACAGTCTGCTATAAATAAAGGTGACACTAGCTATTTATCTAAAACAGATTTTTCTTTTTATAATAAAAGTCCTAAAAAGTTTGAAGAACAATTAGAAAAAATAACAAAAGGTAAAAATTATAAAGACTTTGTTAATCAACCTAAAGCACAAATAACACAACCCCCTTTACCTAAAGTAGAAACACCAAAACCTAAAAGCAATAAACTTCCAGATATATTAATACCACCCAAAGAACCAAAAATACAAAGGGTTAATTCTTTATTATATCGTGGTGTACCAATGAATGATCCTGGTCTTGAAGAAATTGCTTCTGCACTAGGATATTCAACCGATACTTTACCCCTTGTTTATAAATCAAAAAATGCAAAAACAAGTGCAGCGACTGGGGAAGCCATATCAGATACAGCAGACAACCTAGCTGAATTATTAGGTGAGTTGGGTTTTGCAAGAAATGTTCCAGGTGGCAAATTAACCCCTCAAGAGGCGTTAGATATCTTAGAGTCAAATCCCGTCTTGCCAGAATTTGAAGATGCTTTTATTAAATATGATACAGCATTGCGTAACTATGATGAGGTTGAGGGTGCATTTAGAAGAGCTGGTATTAACTTAGAAAATTTTAGAGGCAAAACCAATCAAGAAGTTGATGACGTTTATAAAGAAATTATAGATATTGAGTCTACAGGAGTTGCAACTCCAGAATCCTTTGGTGAAAGGTTTGATCCATCACCACCAGTTGAGTCTTATGCGGATGAAATTGCAGCCGCAAGAACAATAAATGATATATCTCCAGATGGTAAAGACTTTCAAACTGATACGACTGTTGACTTAAACGATAGGCTGGTTGAGGTTGGTATTAAAATAATGGATGATTTAGAAATACCAAGAAATCCAAATGTAAGAATATCAGATCAGTTAGAGGAAGTTTTATTTCAGGCTGAAGGCAATCCAGTTGCAAGAGAAAAATTAGATACAGTTCTTAAAAATAATAATATTACATTACCACAGTTATCACAGTTATTTAGAGGAAGTATTGCAGATTCAGCAAGGCGTATGCAAAAATTAAGTTCTGTAAGTAGGTCTATTCAAAATCTATCTGAAAAAATAGGAAAGACAGCAAAACCAGAAACTTGGACAGCAAAACTTTATAATTTTATAAAACAAGCAGACAACATAAGAAGGGGTTTATTGGTTAGTCAGATAGCTACAGCAATGCGTAACAATACAGCTCAACTTGGTAGGGTTAGTATGAAAACAATGATTGATGTTTTTGACAATACATTAAAGAAAACTTTTAATCCTCTTAGAAAAGCGTTTGGTGCTGAAGAAGCTCCTGTTGATTATGCTAGATCATTTGAATTGATTTTAAATTTAACAAAGAACAAAAAACAAGCCAAAGATTTAACAGACTTATTAACAAAGTATTATGTAAAAGATGCAGAAAATTTATTTACCAGATATTCTTCCGATGTAGCAGACGCTACAAAAACATCTAATGCCTCAAGAGTTATAAAAGTTGGTCAAAAAGTTACTGATGGATTAAATATATTAAATAGGATGCAAGAGTTCTGGTATAGAAGAGCAGTATTTGCAAACAATATTACTGATGCTTTACTTAAAAAAGGCATAGACATAAATAAGGTTGGAATAAGTGATGATCTTTTAAAATATGTAAACAAAGCTGATATTGAAAAAGCAGTTGATGATGCTTTATATTTTACTTATGCAAAAACTCCAGATGTTCCTATTATTAAAAGTCTCGTTGATGCTGTTAATAAATCACCATTTTTATTAACAGGAGTAATACCATTTCCAAGGTTTATGGCCAACGCTATTGCTTTTCAGTTTAGGCATAGTCCATTAGGTTTTTCTGCATTACTAACTCCCAAAGAGATTGCTAAGTTAAAAGCTGGAGATTACAAAACCTTATCGCAAGCAGTAGTAGGAACTACCTTACTTTTAACAATGATTGAAGCTAAAAGAAAAGGAATGTCTGAAGAACATAAATGGTATGAACTAGAAACTTCATCAGGAAAAACAATAGACATGAGACCATACTTTCCATTAACGCCATATTTATTGGTTGCTGATATGGTAGTTAGATCTGAAAATGGCAGAGGTGCACCAGATGCAAAAGATGTTTTACAGGGTTTATCAGGTGCACAGTTTAGAGCTGGTGCTAGTGTGCAGTTAGTACAGAATCTTTTAGATGGAATGGCTGGTTTAGATACAGAAGAAAAAGTTAATAAATTTATGTCTGATTATACTGCTAATGTTCTTGGTGGATATATGACACCTATAAGAATGTTCGGTGATTTTGTAGATCAAGACCAGCAATTTAGAAGGCCATTACCGACAGGTGAATTTTTAACTGATACAACCAATCAATTAAAATCTAACATACCTTTTGTTAGAGACCAGTTTCCAGAATCAGAGTCACCAACCAGAGAAGCTACTCCAGGCAGGCCAGATACAGTTCAAATACCTTTTACTGATATTGAAGCTCCAGGCCCTTTAGTAAGACAGCTTACTGGTGCAACTGTTAGAGAAGAAAAGAATGCAGCAGAAAGAGAGTTTGATAGATTAGGATTTAAAAGAAGAGATATATTACCTTACTCTGGCAATGCTGTTGTAGATCAAACAAGAGCAAAATATTTAGGGCCTTTAGTTGAAACAGTTATACCTGTAATAATACAAAGTGAACAATATCAATCTGCGTCAAACGAACTTAAAACGGTCATATTAAGAAAAACTCTCACAGAAATCAGGGGTGCAGCAAATGATTACATAAAACAAAATAAAATTAATGAAAAGCAATTTGCAAAAGCTGCATTTAATAGACAGCCTAAATACATAAAGGCTTTACTTAATTCTAAAGGTATTACTTCGGAAACATTATTACAAAATTATGTCTCGCAAGACAGAGCGGATAGGTAGGAGTGGAGAATACCTAACTTGCTCTTGCATAGCGAGAGAAACCGATACAGTAACAGTAATGCCCCATGGTGCTAACAGCGATGTGGTGTTTGAATGGAATATGACCATGTATCGTTGCCAAGTGAAAACAGTTACACATATAGAGAAGGGCAGATCAAGTTGGCGGTTTGATTTACGCAAAGGCTCACATACTAAAGACAGAAGATATAAAGACAACATGGTTGATGTGTATGCTCTTGTAAATCTTGAATATCAAAATATATATTTCCTACCTTATAAAGATTGCAAAAAAACCAAATTTTCTATAAGTGACAAAATTATGAAATCAACTATTTCTATTGATAGCCTACACAATGCAATGTCTCGTATTGATGTGGCGATAAATAGGCGATATTG